ACTTTCATGGGGGCGGGGGGCTGCGGGGTTGTGGGGGTGTTCATGATTTCGTGGTTGAGTAGTGCGTCTCGGAGGTCGGCGTTTTCAGCGGCGAGTACTTCGCATTTGATTTCTAGCTGTTCGCGGGTTAGCTTCTGGTTTTTCACGTGGTTTGCCTTTCTGTGGTTTAGTTGCGGTTGAGGGGGTGGAATAGCAGCTCTACCCATATGTCGCTTGCGGGTGATGTGTCTAGGTTGTGCAGGAAAAGGCTGCACGAGCTGCTGGTGCGGTTACGAATATTTGCGGTTACCGCAAAATTTGTGATCGGCTGAGCTGTGATGAAGGGGATTTGCCCTTGGTCTGTGAAATTGATTTTGATTTCTGTCCAGCCGCGCACGGGGAGGTTCTGAGGGCCGACGCTTGTGTAGAAATATGAGTTTGTGCGGGAGAAACGCCCCTCTAGGCGCATATTCGTCAGCACGCGCAAGCTATCGCTGATGTTTACGCCGCCGTTGATGTCTATATATAGCCCTTTCATCTCATATTCAGGTGCGCCGGTGGCGCGCATCCCGATGTGCAATGCTCCCTGAGGATCCATGCGAATAACCCCGTTGGGGGCTTTTTGGTCTGCATCCAGGGGCCGCATCTCGATCACTGATGCCATAGACCCGGTGACACCCCGCGCCGGGGTTGAGTAGGCGGTCAGTCCCGCTTTATTACGGGCCGCAGTAGAGAAAGTGCCGATGAAATGATTCTCTGTGCCTGATGCGTCAATTTTCACGGTCTGTTCCCCGGCGGCGTTGAAAGCAGCTATGCCGTCGCTGCTGATTTTCACGCCGCGACGTGCCGCACGGTCAGTCTGCAGAGCACCTGAGGTAATCATTTTTGCCGCAATATCATCCACACGCACCCGCTGCGCAACCAGTTCAGGCGTCACAATACCCTCAATCACGGTAGCCCGCTGTAAAATCGCGTCCTCAGTCACCACGAGCCGCTTCACCTCAGCAGACATAGCCCGCACCACCTGCGCGGCCAGCTGCTCCGTCACATTCAGCTGACGCACATCAATAGTCCCAGGCACAATAAGCGAGCGCCCATCAAATACCGGCCCGTCTACGGCTTTATTCTTGATGCCTGCTACTGCGGTGTCAGTTATTTTTTCGGGTGTGGTGGCGGCTTCTACGGCTTTGATGCGGGCCTCTGATTGGGTTAGGGCTTCTTCTGCCTTGCTGAGGGTGCCGCGCGCTGATTCTACGACTTTCGCGGCTTCACTGATGCGGGTGTCGAAATCGCCGATAGTGTCCCCATCCCAGCGGTGCACACGCCCGGAATTATCGGCGTACAGTGTCGCCTCAGAAGGGCCGGCGACTTTCACCCCGTGCGGGGTGGAGGCCGGGGTGCGTAGCCGCTGCACCAGCTCACGGAGAGTGTCAGCCGGGCGGGTGGGCCGCTGATCCTCATACGCTACCACTGTGCCTCCTGGAAATCTATTGTCACCTCAGGGTCAAGTGAGCCGCTCATTTTGATAATCCTCATCGGGCGCGTCCCATTCGGGACACTCACCCACCCCTGCGTTGTAACCGTCGCCACATCACCAACGAAAAAAGACCCCAGAGGGGTTTTCCTACTAGACGCCGGAAATTTCAGTGTCACCTGATCCACCATCGCCTGACGTGCAGCGAGCGCACCTTCTGCTTTCTGCTGCAGCACGGCCTTGTCGGATTGGTCTGCGTCGGATAGGACGGTCTCTAGGTATGGGGCACCTTGTGCAACGCCGGTTAGGTTTTCGGCGTAGGCGATTGCGGTGCCTTTACCTTCGCCTGAGCCTGTGCACCAGACACGGTGTACTATGTTTTTCCCGCTTGATTTGACGGTGATGTCTTCTAGCTCTCCGCTGGGGGCGGTGGTGTCGAAATCGGGTGTCCAGGTTTGGGCTATGAAGGGGTATTCTTCGGTTCCGTGGACAAAGACCCATTTCACGAGTGTGCGCTGTTCATTGGCCCATGCGGGGCGGATCATGATGTCAGGGCCGTTGATTACGTTGCTTAGCTCTGTCCAACGCTTAGCAATAATATTATTGGCTACATTCCAGTGCTCATAGGTGCGCTGACGCTCGCCGGTGTCGCCTAGAGTGCCGTGGACTAGTGGGAATTGCCCGCCGGGGCGTTCCATGCCGTGCACTGCGAGCGCCCACGCGATTTCTCCTAGTGTGGTGTGGTGGTATTGGAGGTTTTGCCAGATTGTGCGGTGCTCGAAATACCAGCGCACCCCGGCGGCTTTGATTTCTAGGGTGTTTAGTTTTTCTGTGCCCCAGTCGGTGACTGGCCCGGCGATGATGGGGTGCTCGATTCCGTCAGGGCCGGTGTGGGTGAGGAGTACCCCGCCTGTGGGGGGCTGCCACATGCTGGATGGGATTTTGTACAGGGAGGGCTTGTGCACTGTGGCGCTCAGCTCTTCTGTCTTGTTTAGTTCTATGTCCCAGCTGAGGGATTGTGTTTCGATTTGGGCGCCGACTTGGCCTGTGCGCCAATCGATCCAGTATGCGCGGTAACCCATTCACCCACCCTTTTTCTTCTTTTCATTCTTTGGCTACGCCGACGTCGATTACTGCGATTTGGTCGCCTGCAAAGCCCCATTCGCCACCGCCGAAAACCTGCCAGCGGTGGTTACCCACTTTGCGCTGCACCGTGTAGTGGATGCGGTGCATACCTGCCTTGACTGTGAGCACGCGCTGCGTGTCCTCGGTATTAGCGATGTTGTCGATGGTGCGCTCTCGCCTGAATTTAAATTCACCGTCAATATAGACTTTGTAGACGATGGAGCCGCGCTCAGCGTTTGGCCCGGCGCCGATTGCGGCGACCGTTGAGGATAGCAAAATATTGATATTTCGGTCTGTGGGCACGTAGAATTCACCGGCGCCACGAGTGAAGACACCTTCGCCGCGCGGGGTGTCTTCAAGATAGAAATTGTGGTGCAGCAGCCCGTATGACCCGCCGACCGGGCGGGAATACACAGGGTTTCCCGTCTCAGGGGCCGCACTCGTGGAGCGGGTAGAGGCGGTGATAGTGCGGCGGGACAGCATGACCGCATTAGCAGGCAGGCTCGTGCCCACCGCCACCACAGCAGCGTTATTCCCCTCCACAGGAACCGTGTTCTGCTTCACGAAAATGTATTCTTCGCGGGAGCCTGTCGCCGGGGGTGGCTGCGTGTTGAGCGTCTGCGCCTGCACGGGCACACGCACCGCACGGCCAGGCGAGAGATGCACCACCACAGCACCCGGCGCTACCTTCCAGGCCATAGTAGACGTACCAGTCACCTCACACCCTGAGATGATGCCCGCCTCAGGGTACTCAGCGGCGGTGATCGCCTGAATATCATCCGGTGTCGTACCGGAACCCTGAGCATCATTCGGGATACCAAACCCTACAGCCATATGCGGTGTCTCCTCTATATGTATGTGTCTCTAAATTCGATGTCCACCCACCCGGTGGACACTGCGGGCGCCTCAACCTCTACCGTGAACCCGGCGCGGGGCGGCACGGAATGCCAGTCCCGCCACGTCAGCTGATGCGTGAAATCCATCCCCGCAATCAGCACTTGGCCGCGTGCGCAATCAATCGTCACAGGCGACGATTGCGTTACCGCGTAGGGGTATTCGATGATGCGCCCGGCTGAGGTGAGCCGGAACCCTGAGGGCCATTCCCCGCGCACCACATATTTAGGGTGCGCGGTGGCGTTTCCCTGATGCGTGATAGCGGCACCCTGCGGGGGTTTCGCCCCATAGGACAGTACCCCTGTAGGTTCTGGGAAAAACAGCGGGTACTTGAGGCCCGTGCCCGCACCAGACGGGAATATTTGGGTAGTGATTGGCTTACCGTAGAGCCACGGCTCGGGTGCCACGAGCGGCACCTCTAGCGTGAAATCCTGTGTAGTCTCGTAGGAGTGCTTTATTTCGCCGTCTAGGCGCACCTGACAGGACAGCTCAAGCTCACCCACCGTGACAGTGAGCGTGCCCGGCTTCCCGTCGTATAGGAGGCCGCTCACGAACCTGTCTGCCACAGCGCGGGTACGGTCGGAATCAAAATAGAAATACCCCTTGAGGGTGAGGGTACGGCCCGTACGGATCGCAGGGTTGAGCATCATCCCATGCCCAATCTTGCGCTGCACATCGTGGGCCTCTACCCCCACCCCACCAAACCAACCATCCAAATCAGTTAGCCAGAATTCGGCCTCTTCTGAGTCTTCCTGCGCCGTGAGGATCATTTCGCCGTGTGCCCCGGTGAGGTGGGCGAACCTTGGCAGCATCTCAGACTCAGACATTTACGCCTCCCTGTGCTAGCTGGTAAGCGAGCGCTTCTCCAACGCGGCGCCCGAAACGGTCAGGTGACATTTCTTCCTGGCCGGTGACGTTCACTGTGAGGCCGCCGCCGGGGGTGTACCCCTGCGGCCCGTGCTTCCCCTCTGGTGAGTACACGCCGCCTGTGCCCGCGTAGGCGGGCGGGTACGGTGTTTTCGGTGGGGGCGGCGGGGCCATGAGCTTCGCCATGTTTTCCCGCACAGGGTCACGCATTTTGCGCATACCCTGTATGTACCCCTGGCCGGTGTACACACCGAATTGACGGAAGACGCGGGACGGCGAGTGAATGCCAAGGATGTTCTTAGCTTTACCCACCGCATCATTAATCGGCCCAGTGACGGCGTTCACAATGTTTTGCGCCATTTGCTGCACGCCGTTTATGAAGCCTTGCATGAGGTTCCGTCCGTGGCCTACCATCTCGCCGACCCATCCGCTGACTGCGGAGAATATGCGGCTACCCATTCCTGTTACGGTGCTCACGGCTTCGTTTACTTTGCCGCTGATGATACTTACGATTTCGTTCCACTTGGACGATACCCACGAGCTAATCTGACCCAGGGCACCCGAAATGATGCTCACCATTTCGTTCCATTTGGACGATACCCACGAGCCAATCGCCGACAGCACACTGCTGATGATTGCCTGTATCTCGTGCCATTTTGCGTTCACATATGCGGCTGCGGTTTCTAGTGCGATGCGTATTGTCTGTGTGACGTTGTCCCAGGTCTGGCCGACCCACTGGATAATTGGGGTTAGGAATGCTTGCACACCGGCTACGATGTTATTCCAGACTTGATTAATGAAATCCACTATCGGCCCCAGGATAGCTTGTGTCATTGCCACAACGTTATTCCATACGTCCGTGACGATGTTCACGAAGCCATTCCAGGCGGTAGTCCAGAAATTCACAATCGGCGTGACAATGGCGACGATTCCCTCATAAATCAGGATGCCTACCGCGACAATGGCGATCAGGATTCCCTGGCCTACGGCGGTCACGATTTCCACGAGCTTATTCCAGCCCGTCTGAAAGGCTTCCACTATTGGGGTCATGAAATTCACGACAGCCTCAGTGATTTGCGTCCAGATGGTCGTGAGGAATTCCACTATTCCTGTCCACACGTCCGTGATAACTTGTGAGACAGTTGTGAATACCGTTGTTACGGTGTCCACTATCCCTGTCCAGGCGGTAGTCAGGAAATTCACTATGTTAGTGATTACTTCGGTGAGGAAATTTACTACACCATTCCAGACGTCCATCATAAATTGTGTGATAGCCGTCCACACTTCTATCGTGGTCTGGGATATTGTTTCCCAGTTAGTCACCAGGAAGACCACTAAGGCCGTGATAAAAGCTATTATGCCTATCACGAGCGCCGCGATTGCGGCACCGATAGCCACGAATGGCGCACCGAATGCTGCGACGAGCGCACCTACAGCTGTCACCACAGGCGCTATAGCCGTGACGATTGATATGAGTATCGAAATTAGGGTGCCCACTACCGCCACGACGGCAATAATCGTGGCTGTCAGCTCTGGATTCTGACGCACCCAATCCGCGATAGCCTGGATAATTGGTGTAATTACAGGAGCTATCGCCTGAATAGCCGTCACAAGCGCACCGCCCACCACAGGGATAAGCGGCTGAATCGCCTGCAGCAGCGATGTAAATACGGGTGCTGCAGCTTTCAGCGTCTCACCAATCACAGGCCCCAAAGTCGCAGCCATTTGCCCAAAAGTACGGGCCAGCTCACCCACCACAGGCGCCACCGACGGGATAGCCCCAGCTAGCGCTTTCACCCCATCCACTACGCCTTGCACTAGGTCTTTGAGGCCTGATGCTACGGCGGGGTCGGAGAGGGCTTCTCCGATGCCTTTTGCTAGCTCGGATACTGCGCCTGCGATTTTCACCATCGCGTCGTTGATTGTGGGTAGTAGTGATATGAATGCGCGGCCTAGTGCTCCCAGGCCGGGGCCTAGCGCTTCGACGGCTGCATGTGATGCTTTGAAGAAGCCCACGAGCGCGTCACGGCCTGCGCCGTCTGATATGGCGGCGTTTACGTTCCGTAGGGCGTCGGTTAGGGCGCTCATGGATGTTCCGCCCGCTTCATTCGCGGCGGATGCTACGGCGCCTAGTATGCCGACTACCTGTGTGAGTACCCCGCCTAGCTCTTTGGCAACATTTATGGCGGACGATATGGCGTCTGCTGCTGCGGCTGATTCAGACCATTCACGGAATTTTTCGGCAAAGCCGTTGAATGCGTCTGCTATGGCTGGGAGGTATTGGGCGCCGACAGCACCAATATTGATGATACCCTGCGTAAAATTCCCCACTCCTTCGCCGCTGATATTCACAGCGTCAGCGACGGACTGGAATAGTGAGCTGATCTGCGGCGTTGATTGCGTTACCGCTGTGGATATTGCGCGCGCCCAGTCCGTGAATTGGAATGAAATCTCTGTTAGCCCTGTCTTGAGGGTTGGCAGTAGGGTTGTCACCATTTCTCGGATTGGTGCGGCGGCGTCAGCCCAGAATGCGCCTGAGACGCTTTTCTGGATGTCAGCGAATGCAGGCCCCAGGTCACCTAAATACTGTTTTGTGTCTTTGAGGGCCAGGGATAGTGCGGTGATTCCCGCACCGGCACCTAGCATCAGGCCGGGTAGGGCTATCGCGGCGGGCGCCATTGCGACGAGCGCCGACCCTGCACTGAAAATATTGGAGGTGAGGGCGCCCATGAGCGGGGTTATGGTGCCTATAGCTAGAACGGCCTTTGACACGCTCGGTGTGAGCCTGTCCATGTTCGTTACTACGTTTTTTACGCCACTCCCCAGGTCTGACAGCACCCGCCCACCGGATAGGGTGGCGAGCGTCGCCTGAGCTGCAGCGAAGGCTCCCGCGTTCACTGTGGGCACTATGTCTACCGTGCGCATGTGCGTCAGCAGCTTTAGCCGCAGGCTTGCCAAGCCCGTGTCAGCATCAGCATTCACCGTCATGTCTTTTTTGTCGGTTAGCTTGTCCAGCTTATGCTGCGCGCGGGCCGTATCAGCATCAGCGTTGATGGTCGCCGCTGTGCTCTCGATCCTGCGCACCATGTTAGCGATGGACGCACGGAAAGCCGCTGATTGCTCCACGCCGACAGGGATTTTCGCGCCGCGCACCTGGCTTTTCAGTTGAGCCAGCATCCGGTCTAGGTCACTGCGGATACGCTCACCGTCCATAGTGGCGGGGATATTCAGGTTAGCGGCGTGCGCGGCCTGCTGAGCCTTAGCCAGCTGCGCCTTGAAATACCCCGTGTCCAGGTCAGCGTTGATGTCCACATGCGACTTGATGGAATTGAATTCCTTCTCAGCACGAGACTTAGCAGCAGCGAGCGCTGAGGTGTCCATATCCACGCGCACCTTGGCGCTGAGGCTTTGGAGGCTACTGCGCAGACGATTGAGTGCTTCACGGTCGAGCACGGGCTTTATTTGCACTTTGCCTTGTACGCTGCGTTCGACGCGCTCTAGGACAGTTTTCAGCTCTTTTTGGAGGCCCCGCGTGTCTGGGAATACCCTTACACCAATTTTCCCTAGCGACATGCTGCGGCCTCCTTCTTATTGCTGGCTTGTTGCTGCTTCCATGAATCCTGCCAGGTCTAGGTCTTTCACGGTGGATGACCTGAATTCTTTGGTGCTCTTCTGTGTTGGGAGCTTGACTTGCTCGCTGCGGGTGAGGCGCTTGCCTTTGAGTTGGGCGTTTATGCCGTTGAGAATCCCGGCCAGCAGGTACGTGTCGCTGCTCCATCTGATGTTTTCGTCTGACCCTAGCAGCTCCGCGCGCCATGTCGATTCCGGGTCTGTCTTTAGTCGCTCCACGAGTGAGTAGGTGCGTGCCAGCTCCCGTGAGGTGCTGAGCTCTTCCACTTTTATTCCCATCAGGAATAGCTCAGCATCTAGAGATGGGTATTCATCGCACAGGCGGCGGAGCGCGACTATTCCCCCAGTAGCTGCTGCATCCCCAGGATCAGGTCGAATGCGCGGGACATGCCGCCCTTACCTGAGGTGAATTCCTCGAATTCGTCTTTGTCGATTGCAAGGTTTTCAGTAGCCCATTCGATCAGGTCAGCAACCTTATCGAAATCGAGCTTTGACAGGTCGATTTCCTGCTCTGATGCGTTTTTCACGTCGAAATCTGCGCCTAGAATCGCGGTCATGCGGCCCGTGAATCGCGCCTGCTCGGCGGCGGTGAAAGTCTTGATGGGGCGCATCAGCTCGGCGCCGGGGATGTCCTCAAATTTGATGGGCGCCTGGGTCTCTGCTGCGGTTTTGGTCTTTTTCGCGGTCATTTTCTTTCCGTCTCTCTAAAATCTATGGGGGTATGGGGTGCCCCGCCACGGCGTGTTTCTGTGGCGGGGCTTCTGGGGGTCTTTATGCGGGGTTGTAGTCGCGCGGCTCGAAAATCTCGTAAAGGGTCAATTCTTCATCTGCGAGCACTGCCACAGAGATAGGAATCTCGGTGAAATTCTCTAGGTCGAACTTGGGATGGCTGCCTGTCATGGTGGTGTTCGGGTACCCGATTGCGGCGATGGATGCACCATCCTCCATGACAATCATTACCATGCCTTTACGCTCCACAACCTTGTCCTTGACCTGATAGGACTGAGATTCCTCTTTGTAGGCGCCGGATGCGAAAGCGACCTCAAAGGTCTCTTTACCGATGTGGACACTGTTAATAGTGCCTGTAATCTTCGTGTCAGACCGGACAGCGCGTGCTTTCTTCTTGCCCCAAGTCCTTTTGTACTCGATTTCGCCGCCTTCGGCCTCGAATTCCACAACGTTCTCGCCGGATGTGTCGCCTAGGAATTTCCAGCCCTGCCAGGTCTTAGCGTCGGCCATTTTGAATTTCGTGAAATTTGGGTACGGGGTCTTATGGGGCGCATAAAAGACATACCCCAGGCCCGCGATGTGCAGCTTTGTGCCATTCAAATCTAGTGCCACAAGCAGCCTCCAATCTATGGGTTATTGCGGCGCGCGACAATCGACGCCACCGCCGTATACTGAAAAATCGTTGCCCCCGCCACCTGTGCAGAGGTAATACTCATTGGCTCCTGAGTCAGACGCACCCGCGTCAGCCACCCCTCACGCCCTGACCCCGGCACCTGATCCACAGAATCCAGAAGCGCATCCACCGCCGCGTCACATACATCACGCGCACGCACACGAGATGCGGCGAGCGCAGTTAGCGTTACGTCAGCGACGGTGCCGTGCCCGGCGCGGGGCGCGTTCCGTACTGGGGTTGGTGAGCTTACCTCGTAGATGACTACGGGGAGCTTTTCAGGGTTGAGGGTGTCTGTGAGTGCGGCGGGGTTTACGCGGGTGGGGGTGAGCTTTTCGAATAGTGCGGCGTGGACTATTGCCTGCACGTCTATAGTGGTGGACACTCGCTCACCCGCCTATCTGTATTTAGCCGCTGTCTTACCGAATGTATGGTGACCGGGCACGAATTTCCCTGATGGGGTGATATGCCCTAGCTCGATTGCGGCGGCGTCTGGATCGTCTGATGTGATTAGCTGGTCGTGCACGCCCTGCTGTGTCGTCACCCGGTGCCTTTTTATGGAGCGCTTGAAATCCCCTGTTTTCTGTGGGGCGAGCGCCCGCGCTGTGGCTGCGACTTCCTGAGCAGCAGCCGTAAATTCGGGGTCTTTCGATGCTATACGGGCCAGCATCAGCTCGGCGTTCCGACTTACTTCTGCCATTATTTCGCCTCACTGTCGTATGCTGCGGCGTAGACTTTGATATGCCCGGTTGTTCCTGACATTCGGGATTTCAGTGCTTCGCCGCGCTGCTCGTATGCTTTGCCATCGATGATGATTTGAGAGTACGGGCCACCGGGCCAGGGTGCGCCACCGTGCTCATTAGGCCAGTATTTGACCCTGTACACGGTAGTTGCCCCGGCCCCGGCCAGCTGCTCCGTTTCTTCTGCGGATGCGGGCTGTACATTGCATTGCACCTGCACCGCTTCTGGGGATAGCTCGCTCACGGTCTCACCGTATTTGTCGATAGTCTTTACACGTGTCCTGACATGTACCGTGTGGAGGCCCCTGCGGATAGCTGACACTCTTATCCCCCCTGCGGGTAGTATGTGCAGGCCATATCGTGCCCTTTACCGAATTTCCGCTGAAAATCCAGGTCAGGGCGCTTGCCTGCACGGTGTGCTAAGTAGCCGTCCATAGCTGGGGCGACGGACTCGAAGCCGCCGACCCCCAGCTTTTCCCATTCCGCAGGTAGGATGTCCAGCAGCCCTGAGGCTACCATGAAATTCAGGCGGTAGCTGTACCCGTCTTCTGATTCGGACGAGTATATGCCTGAATTATCGGCGCGCAGCACGCGGGCGACGGATTCAGCCTCTATAGCAGCGACGGTATCGAGAAATACGCGGTCTGCTAGGCGGGCGTCTAGGTCTCGGATACGCACCCGTATCATGGTCTCTACACGGTGCAGTAGCGCATCCAGGTACTTACCTTCGTCGCCCCGCAGGTCGCGGCGGAGGCTGATTTTCACGTCTTCCACTGATGCGACTGCCACGGTGCTTACTCCTCTTCGCTATCTTTCTTCGCTGCTGCGGTCTTTTTAGCGCGGGTCTTAGCAGGGGCGGGCTTGGCGTCAGTGTGCGGCTCCCACGGGCCGGGCGGCTCTTCCTCACTGGTGATTACCGTCCCGAATACGAGATGCTTATACTTCGCCTCAGCCATGCTCTTATACCTTGTCGTCGTAGGCGACGAAGGCCTTAGCGTCAGTGAAGCCCCAGCCGAACTGAGCCTCTACAACGAAAGCTTCCATATTCTGCTGGAAGAGGTGCACGGTGGTGCTGCCGTCCTGGATGGTCGCCTGATCCGACCGGCGAATAGTGATATTCTGCACGAATCCGTAGCGGAGAGTGCTCCAATCGCCCGCGAAAGCGCGCACCTTTGTATCCTCAGCGGCGCCGACCTTGCCAGAGACTACGCGGCTGAATCCGACAGGCGCACCAAGCAGCGATCCAATATTCTTTGTGATGTCGAATCCGTCAGCGTAGATAGCGCGGCCCAGGGTATCAGTCTGGCCCAGCACCCGCGATTTCATGGACTTGTCAGCAGCGAAGCCGGACACATCAAAGTCGAAGCCGTCAGCAAGATTCACCAGGTCAGTACCGGCCAGCAAGTCAGCGGAAATACCGCCGTTCTCCTTTGTCGCCGTCCCCAGCTCCACACGGTTTGTGGTCTGGTTTACGTATTCCTGGCCGGAGATGGTGTTACCGGTCAGAGCGTCCTTGCCGTGCAGAATTGCAAGGTCGAATGCGCGGGTAATCGCGGCGGCTGCCTGTTCCTCCATCAGCTTTAGGTAGCCGATGTTGTCAGCCTGGCGGGCCTCCATGTCCCAGTACATCAGGGCTGCTACCTTGATGGGAGTGATTACTTTACTCCGTACTTCCATGTTTGTTACGGGCTTGAGCTGGCCCGCGCCGACCACACCAGCCTGCGGCTGCGTAGTCTGGAAAGCGATAGCCTTGCCAGTGATAGGCATAGGTGTTTTCTGTGCGAGCTGCTGCACGACAGACTTCTCACTCACACGGCCAATGATGTTATCCACCATCGGCTTAGGAAGCACGCCACTTGTCTCAAGCGACTTAAGGGTAGTTGCGCTCATAAGTGCGCTCCTTTCATCAAATTATTACTGTTTAGTCCCAAAAATTTGTTCCACATATGCCTGATATGGGTCTTTGGACACTTTCGCCCGCTGCGACGGATCGACAGGAAGCCGTGGCTGCTTCTTCTCACCGCCCTGCGCGGCGGGAATCTTAGAGGCCAGGAAATCCACAGCCGAAGCAATTTCTTCCGCATCACCCCCAGGGATAAAGGGAATGAGATCTAGCGGAAGCCCCGCAGCAGCGAGCGCCTTGGCTTTCGCTAGCTCTGCTTTTGCGTTTTCTAGCTCTGATGCCAGGTCGGTGGATGGCTTTTCCTCAGCTTTAGCGGCGTCAGCGGGCTTATCCTCTGCCTTTGGCTCAGCAGGGGATGTATCAGCCTCAGCTTTAGTGGCGTCAGCGGGCTTATCCTCTGCC